GCTTATGAAATGAACACAGCCATGGAAGGCACCCATGTGATAGCCATAGCCTTGACTGGTCGTGTGCCATGTCAGGTAGTTGGAACCATACGCAAAGGTGATCTGCTGGTGTCCAGTGACATGCCAGGCGTGGCCACTGTTTTAGATCTGACAAATTATCAACCAGGTTGTGTGTTGGGCAAAGCTCTTGAAGATTATGATTCTGAGGAAGTTGGCACAATCACTGTGGTAGTAGGCAAGACCTAACCTGTTTGGATTTGTTGTTCTACCACAGCTATTTTGGTTTGAACAGCATCAAAGTTCACAGTGCTCCACAGGCCAGGATGCATGGGTTTTGGCCATATGCCTGAAGCAATCCAGGCATGGCCCAGATGTTCGTGATTGAGAACAGGTATAAATTCCTTAGCCACGCTGCAAAAAAATGTATGGTATGCAAAACCGTGATCGCTTGTGGTAAACTTTTCCAACGGCACTAGACGCAGATATTCCGGCATTGATCCTAGTTCTTCGCAACACTCTCGTTTGATAGCTTGAATCAATGTTTCACCTGGCTCAATTCTCCCGCCAGGTAATCCCCAGGTGTGCGGATTTTTTGGATCATTGCGCATGAGATACAAGTATCTGCCGTTGTCAACAGCATAAAACCAAACACCTACTGCATTTACAGAACTAGATTCCATTGACCCCCCGGGTATAGACCTTGATAACTCTTGGTCCAGGCATTGCTAATCCATTTGTATTGGATACCTGTGGTTATGTTGGTCACATATTGTATGTTGTTGGGACTACTATTGCTGGCAAAGCTAACTGCCCAATGAGTTCCTGTATATTCAATAATATCATTGGCCTTGGCCACCAGCGGCTGATTGTTTTGTCCTTGCCACGCCACCGGAGATGTAGTTGATTCATTTGACCCAGTGTCCTCAGTCAACAAGTATCGTTGTCCCAGTACAGGTGGTGCCAACCCTGCGTTGGGCCCACTTAGCAAAGGATTGATCACAGCAGTGACCGGTGCCAGAGTATTTGCTGGCAAGGTATCTGGATCCACGTTAAACAACAAAAATCTATTGTCAGTGGGATCATAGGCAACAGTGCCGGTGACTTCGTTGCCGCTTTCATCTTCTAGTCGCACAAAACTGATACCAGGACGTAGCACACCATACATGCCCACAATGGCCTGCCACATTAGATCGCTGTCGGGGCTGGTTGGCGGCGCCAGACTGGTGTTTGGTGGTTGAACAATCTCAGATTGTTTCAATGCCTGCAACCTATTTCCAATCAACAACACTTGATAACTGTAAGGTGTTATCACTTGACGAGTGCCCAGCAACAAATCATTGTCCAGCACTGCATTTGAAGCGTCGCCTTGCGCATCAAATATCTGAGCAATAATGCGTTCAACCACACCCAGTTTCTTGACCTTGGCTGGACTTGAAATCCAGATGGGCAAGGCAAATGTCAAGGTAGCAATGTCAATGGGATTTTCTGTGCCTTGTGGTATAGTTCTACTGGTCCACTGCGTGCTTTCCAGTTCCACTATACTAAGGCTGGTCCAGTCTATGTAGTTGTCTGTGCTTTGGATTTCCAGGCTGGGATTGAACAGCACCAACATCTGTTCAAGTATCTGCATTTTTTGATTGGTGTTGGAAGTCCAGATATCCAATTTTAGCGTGAGCTTGTACGGCACAGGCATGAGACGTTCAATGGTAAATGCATTGCCTTGTGTGGTTTCGTAGCTGTTGGTGACGTCGTCGTAGGTCCTTTGCCGCACATTGATCTTGCTGACAAAATAAGGTTCTTGCATTCTAGGGCGATCATAGTCAAGCCCACTGATATAAAAAGTCATTATGGGTGTGGCTGGCATGCCTGACGCTGAATTTTCTTGCAGGATGGTCTGTGCTTGTCGGGTGGCGTCACCATACCGCACTGGCACACGGATCAAGGTATGATCAGTGCCTTCTTCGTTACGACCATACTCTACTTGGAAGTTTGAAAAAATCCTAGCAAACTGCAATAGGAATCTGCGTATCTGTTCGTCGTAAAAAAATATAGGAGTCAGTGCTGGCATGTTTATCCTCCGTTATCGGCTTGTGGTTTGAGTATCTCACTCAAACTCTGGCGACTTGGAATCAAGCCACGATCGTTGGTCAATACCTGATCAGTATTGTTTACAAAACTGGCACGCTGGGTTTTGGCATCGGCTTCAAAATCCAGTCCGGTGCGCACAGCGTCTTCAATCTTGACCCATCTGGCCCCATCGTAACGAAACAGGCGATTGGGGAAATAATCCAATCGCAGAGAGTAATCGCCTACTATCGGATTTGTAGGAAAACTCACGCCCGGAGTCACAGGTAAACCATTGGGTGGCAGTATGCGACCTGTGGTGGGATCCACGCTGTTGCTGAGATAGCCCATGGTGTAACCAAAACTTCTAGGTGTAGTCTCTAATGCAGCCTGGCCGCTGATAGTGCTCACCGAGGTACTGTCTGTGTTGGCTCCGGTGTCGGTGGCAGCCGGCTGGCCATCGGGGAAAGTTGGCAGAATATAAAATTTGGTAATGTCATACCCACTCAGTGGCAGTTCAATTTCGGCCTGCGCCAATATGGCATCGTTCAGGGCTAGATCTTTGTTTCTAGTGCTGGCACTGTCGCCCACAGTGTTGGGATTGGCAATCAAGGTCCAGTAGGGTTGACCAGTGCCGGGATTTACAGCGTCAATAGCAGTGCCCACTGGCACATTGCCGTTGGCACGATAGTATTGGTCGCCGTTGTTGACCACACTGAGATTGGGATAAAAATTGCCTGGATCCCAGATCTGATTGGTCACAAACGGCTGTTTCATTATGTCCTGGTACTCTTGTGCATTGACCAGTGGTGTGGCTTTCACACGCCACAAGTGTGGTAACCAGGTTTGACTGAATCCTTCGCTGGCAAACGCCGCATCCTGGATCACGTAGTATCTGGGCAAAGGCAAGGGTATTTCTGGATTCAAAGGATTGTAATCTTGTAAGTTGGGAAACTCCAACACATCACCACTCATGAGCTTGCGACCAAATGTGTCAATCATGTCGTTGTAGTGGAATGTGATAAACAAGGTGTCGTTGTTCAGGAACAGGCCAAATTGTGTGAGGTCAAAATCAATGTCTTGCACACGGTACACACCACGCATGACATAGATGTCAGGATCGTAGGCTCTATCACGGTTTTCCAACAACAACAGGTCTTCGATAAACAGGGGATCCTGTGTTTCACGTACAGGTATGGTTATGTCGGCATCGCCGGGATCACCAGTTTTTGGACCCAGATATTTGTGTATATAAATGTCAAGGCCACCCACAGTGTACATCTCACTGATGTTGCGATCAAGGTATTGATAATCGCTGGTACGATTGGGACGGTATAGACTCAGGCGTGGCATAGTAGTATATTTATGGGCTGAATTGACCAACAACTACAAAGCCAGTATAATTACATGCATGGATGAGTTATATCAACGTTTGGATCGTGCAGAACACCAAATAGCCACAATCAAAAACAAAGTTGCTCGCAAGGATCTGTTAAAAATGGTCAAGACCATAGATGTAGCCATGGTGGCCGCAGATATGCAAAGTGTGGAATGTCGCAGACTACATCGCGAAACCACACGCTACAAGGAATTGGTAAAAAATGCCACGGATCTGATCGTCAATCTGGAACAACACCTAACATTTGCGGCCTTGTTAAGCGGTTGACCAAAAAATAGCTCAAATGCTATAATAGTACTTTACACTTAGGAGAGCCCATGAACGCACGAGCCGCAACTGTGATCAAGCCTTTGAATCCCAAAGGTGCCGAAACCAAATATGTTGGGCACGAGCCTGACTGGAAATTCCAACCCACAGAAGAAAATCGCATCAGTGCATTCAGCAAGGCCTTTGCCTGGTACAACTACCACTATGGCAAAAAAGATGCTAAAGACATGTTGTGCCAGTATCTAGAAATCAATCACCGAAGCAAAGATGCCAAACTCATGCGTGGTATCCCCGACAGCCAGATCCGACTCACACCGGCCTGGGTATGCAGGATGACCCTGATGGGCTTGGTACTCAACGAGCATGAACAGTGCATCATTGACGAACAGATTGCCAACCTGCTGAAAATCAAACAAGAAGTTAAAAAGGTCATCAACGAAGCTGAAGTGGCTGTGGCAAAACTTACCATACAAGATCACCTGCGTGAAAAAGTGTCGGAGTGTGCTGGCGAACTGGAAGGCATGTTTGATGATTTCATCCAGGCCGGTGCCAAGATGAGTGCAGACTGGAAACCCATTGCACAGATCCGTGGCATGAACATTAGCCCCAACATGGTGGGTACCATTGCTGATGTGTGGAAGATCAAGCTGGCAGAATTTGAAGAAGTCCTAGAAGGGGTCGATGCTGATCTTGTAGAAGGCTACAGTCATCTCAACAAGAATCA